CAACTCTTGACCAACTAATGAGCGAGCCCAACTTTACCAAAGTTGACGGTTTTGCTGGAAGAAAGTTTTCGTTGGCCTACGGTACCAGCTCTAGCTATATTGTAGAACCAACAACACAACGACAGAACTATCAACTTGAACCTGCTGTGGTTGTAAAAAATTCGGCCGGTGCAATTGATCTGTACAGTGATTACACTGACATTGTTGACAAAATTGGATATTACGGTGGCGTTGTAGAAAATCACGACCGTCTGTTTAAATCTGAATATTACAGCTATAACCCCCGTATTGACCTAGACAAGTTTGTCAACTACACTCGATACTACTGGTTGCCCAATGGGCCCGACGCAGTCACTATCAGTGTAGGCAATCCAGAAGTACCCAAGACTTACAATGTGACTCGTGGTAACAATTCCTATACCACAGATCTAACTGCTTCTGACCTTAATCCAGATATTACATTGGTTCGTGGTGTAACATACAATTTTAATGTTGACCAAGTTGGTAATGCATTTTGGATTCAAACTGAACCCGGTACAGATGGTTACAAAAATTTTAGCCAGCGAACATCCACTAGAGAAATATTTGGAGTAACAGGCAACGGAGCTGACCTTGGTACAGTTACCTTTACTGTGCCTCAGCAAGACTCGCAGGATTACTATTACAAATCTCCTGTGTTGGACTTTGTTAGTTATGCAGTATCAACTCCTTTTTCGTTGATCGACGGGTCGCTATGGAATCGCCCCAGTGCAAACATTGTCAGTGATTTTGACGGTGACACTGGGTTCCCTGATGGTGCATATATTATATTCCTAGGCGGTTTGACTCCTGACTTGCAATGGACAACCAGAACTGGTAGCACTGTACCAGTGGATAAACGCAAAGGTTTATGGCAAATCAAGATCAGCGACACTTCGCAGATACAGCTTGAATATGTGCGAGATATTCCAATTGGTCACAGAATTTTGATCAATCTTGGCAATACCAATGGCGGCAGAGAGTATTTCAAGAACTCTGTTGGGCTAATTGTTCAAAGTCCACCTATCACTGCTGCATTGTCAACCTTGTATTACCAAGATGGCACCAACGAATCCACTTATGGCAGAATAAAAATTGTTGATGGCATAGGTGATGACATCAATGTTGATACTGATATTGTTGGCAAAAAAACTTATACTGCGCCAAGAGGCATTGTCTTTACCAACGGTCTCAAAATAAAATTTGATGGAACAATTTTTCCTTTCAGCTATAGAAACAGAACATATCTAGTAGACGGTGTCGGTAAATCAATTAGATTAGTTGAATACTCATTAATGAGAGCAATTGAAAGCGACACTGAACCAACCAACATACCATTTGATATTTTTCCGTTTGATTTAACCAATTTTGACGAACCGACCTTGGGTGTTGATACACCTGAATATATTGTTATCAACCGGGGATCTCTGGATCTCAATGCCTGGGTGAGAACCAACCGTTGGTTTCATGAAGATGTTATCATGAAGACTGCAGAGTACAACAATACTCAAGTTATAATCGACGAAAGGTTGAGAGCAAAAAGACCAATCATTGAATTTGATGCAGATTTTCAATTGTTCAATTCAGGCAGAGCACTGTTAGATATAATTGATCGAATTGACGACAAAATCAAGACCGCAGGTGTTGAGGGATCCTGGCCCAGAATTACCAGTGCATTTGCTCAAGTAAACGGTCAATTGGTCAACGGCACAATTCTGGATCTAATGAATTATGTGGAAGGACAGCATGTTATTTTTCCTAACGATTTGGATTCGTTTGTTAGATCCAAAGTGTATAGGATAGATTTTAAAGATCAGCGAACATCTATAGATTATGACGGCATTGCCACAGGGCTGCTGTCTATTACAGCAGGATCTGTCAGGGGGCGAGACGGCTCTACACCAGGCACACCCACCAGGACACGATTTAAGACCGAATTAGAAATTGGATCATTTGTTTTTGATTGGAATGGCACATACCTGGGAAAGGTTGTTCAAATACCAAACAACAACGAAATCATTTTTGATCAACCTGCCACGTTTACTGCAATAGGTCGTTATAGATTTATACGCCCTAGAATATCTTTGGTGGAAATAAAAACTGCAACAGCTTATGACACAGTTGTGGCAACAGCTGGTCACAATTTAAAGAAAAGTTATTGGTACAACGGTACCAGCTGGTCACAAAGCCAATGGAAAACACGACGAAATCAAGCCCCGTTGTTTGACGTAGTAGATCAAAATGATACCAGTTTGTCGGATACAAATGCTTATCCGCAAAGCACTTTTGCTGGAACTAAGATTTTTTCATACAAGCCAGGCACAGGATTAATTGATTCAGTGTTGAATTTTGCCATAAGTTATAACACAATTGGTGGGTCGGTGTCAGACATTAGTTTTGTCAACGACTTTGACAATGATACATTTACATACAAAGACATAAGTCGCATTACAAAAAATGTGTCTACTGGGTACCTACGAAAAAATATCGGACGCACTGCTTACCGTGTTGAGAATATATGGAATACCGTTTCGGAACCCACAAAACAATACCAACACATTACTGGCGTGTACAACGGTACAACCAACTATTTTGAAATAGACATTGTTCCAACTGCAGATATTACAACTCCTAATCTAAAAGTTTATGTCAATAACAAAATGATTCCGAGAAGCAGCCACAGCGTTCAGACTGTTGGCGTTAGACTAGCAGTCTATATAGACTTGGAACTGGCATTAAACGACAGTGTAGATATTTTCATTTACACCAACCAAGTTAGTGAACTTGGGTATTATCAAATCCCCAAGAACTTGGAGTTCAATCCAATGAACCTCACATTGGATTATGTTACACTGGGTCAGATTCGTAACCATTTTGTTGAAATAGGTAACAACACAATTGGTGTAACTGGAAATCTTTTAAGCAACAACAATGTCAGAGATTTGGACATCAGTCAACAAGGTGGATCCATATTAAAGCACAGTGCTCCTACCTTGTATGCATCGTTGTTCCTGACAAATCCAACAGTGAATTTTATCAATGGACTGGATCTTGCTCGCAAAGATTACAGCAGGTTTAAGAATAAATTTTTAGAAATGTGTATCACCTTGCCAGAGTTGATATCCATGGACGTGATGTCGGGCGTTGATCACGTGCTCAACAAAATCAATGGAGTCAAGAATCCAACCTTTCCGTGGTTTTATTCTGGAATGATTCCTTGGGGTGACAACTATGTAGTTGACACTTACAAGATTATAGATCCTACGGTCAGGATATACAGTGTTCCTAACATAAGTGATGCGTTGGGAACAGAATTCTTTCCAACAAATGGGTTATCAAACAAAGCAGTGTTGGTCTATCTAAATGGCCAACAGTTGGTAATAGACAAGGACTATTTCATTGATTCAAGTGTTGCCGCTGTTCAATTTTACGGTTCGTTGACTCTGAACAGGAACGACATAGTTCTTATCAAAGGGTATAGAGATACTGATGGGTCTTATGTACCAGAGACCCCAACAAAACTAGGATTGTATCCAAAGTTTCAACCTGGCATTTTTGAAGATGCTACCTATAGGTCTGGCAATCCGGTCAATGTAATTCAAGGCCATGATGGTAGTATTACACTGGCATTTGACGACCTGCGTGATCAGTACATGTTGGAATTAGAAAATCGCATATACAACAATATCAGAGTCACTTACAATCCAGAATTGTTTGATATCAATTCTGTACGTCCTGGAAAGTTTAGAAAACTTGACTACAGTTTGTCAGAATACAATCAAGTTTTAAATACAGAGTTCTTAAAATGGATTGGCAACAACCAACTTGATTACAGTACCAACGAGTACTTTCAGCCCAATGATGAATTTACCTGGAACTATAATCAAACTACAGAAATACTAGAAGGTGAAAAGCTACCAGGCTATTGGAGAGCTATTTACAACTATTTCTATGACACAGACAAGCCGTCAACCCATCCATGGGAGATGTTGGGATTTGTGCAGAAACCAGCCTGGTGGAACCTGGCTTATGGCAGTGCACCATATTTGCCAGGCAATCAAATGTGGAAAGATTTAGAAAATGGTTTCTATAGGAATGATAGCACTAGTAATCCTTTGTATGCAAGACCTGGGCTCAGCAGGGTGTTGCCAGTTGACTCAACTGGTGCATTAAAATCACCACAGGCCATTATGGTCAAAACATTTGACGGCACCAGATTCAATCAGTCTTACCTAATAGGCGACCAAGGACCCGTTGAAACAGCCTGGGTCAGATCCAGCGATTATGCATTTGCTATCAATCGTGCTATAGCTTTGTTGACACCGGCCAGATATTTTAGTTTGCAATTTGATGTAACATCGCAAATCAAAGACGATGGACTTGATCAGTACTTTTTGAATTCGTTAAATCAAAGAGTCAATCCCTTGTTGTTTAAAATAAACGGCGAACTGGTCAACGGTAACATTGTTAGAGCCAGCGGATATATAAACTGGATACACGGTTATCTAACAAACTTGGGACTTGATGCAGCTGGACAGATTCGCAACAACTTGAATAATGTTGATGTAAAACTTGGCTACAAAATGGCCTCCTTTACAGACAAAAAATACATCACTGTCATGTCTGAGCAGTTTAGTCCTACCAGTAACAACAAGAGTGTTATTATACCAGACGAGAATTATGTGGTGCACCTTAACAAGAGTGTACCAGTTCGCAAAGCAACATACAGTGCAGTTATTGTAGAAAAATCCCCAGCTGGTTACACTGTAACAGGTTACAATCTCAAGTACCCGTACTTCACTGTAATACCAAGCGAGTTTAACGGAAATTTCTATACCATAGAAGAATTGGGCGTTCGAGGCGTTATATACCAAGACTATAAAACACAAAAAGTCAATGTACCTTACGGTTTTGAATTTAGAAATATACAACAGATAGTTGACTTTTTTGTTGGCTACCAACGATACCTGTCGTCTGAAGGATTTGCGTTTGAAAGATATGATACCAATTTGAGCCATCAGAGAGATTGGATTCTCAGCGCCAGAGAGTTTATCAGCTGGACTTTGCAAGGATGGAAAACTGGTAATATTCTAGTACTGAGTCCGCTTGAGTCCTCTATGTCCATATATGGAATTGATGCCGCTGTTGACACAATAACCAATATATCAAACGACTCCCAAGTCTTGGGTCCTAATTTTAATGTAATACGAACAGATGAGTTGTCGGTGGTCAGGGATCCCGGTGTTACTACTATTACAACTACCAGCGGACAAACTATTGCGTATGCAGAACTCAATTTGATTCAATACGAACATGTATTGGTATTTGACAACACAACCGTCTTTAACGACATTGTCTACAAGACTGAGTTAGGAAGCAGACAGTACAGATTAAAAATTATTGGAAACAAAACAGCCGACTGGACTGGAGAATTGAATCCACCTGGCTTCATGTACAACACCGACGTAGTTGATCTATGGGAACCTGAACATGATTACAAAAAGGCCGACATTGTTGAATATAAAAATAGAAATTATTCAGCTATAAGAAATATTCCTGGTACCATGTATTTCAATTATGAGGATTGGTCTCAATTAGATACTCAATTCTCGGCTGGATTGATTCCTAACTTTGCACACAATGCAAGCAAGATAGGCGGCATCTACGATATTGATAGCCCTGTTATAGACGAAAATTTTGACAAATTTAGCAATGGATTGATTGGGTATCGCAGCAGACCTTATTTGGAAAATATTGGTCTGAACGAAAACACCCAAAGCCGATTCTATCAAGGGTTTATCAAAGACAAAGGTACAAAGAATGCCATCACTGCCATATACTCTGGCCAATTTGATAACATTGTCAACGATGTTTCTATATATGAAGAATGGGGCCTACGAGTAGGTGAGTACGGATCCAACAAGTCCAATCAAAGCATTGATATAATTTTAAATGAAAGCAAGTACAGAGCCAATCCTGCAGCATTTAAATTATTAAATTCAGCAGAACCAAGTCTTGACAATCTTATCACTATTCGACCCAAAGATTTGTTGAACAGACCCAAGGGTTACCGAGCACCTGTCTTTTTGAACAGAGAACCAGACACTTTGTTGGAAACAGACGTCAAGACAGCTGGTTATGTCAATGTAAACGATGTCAACGGTACACTGTTTGATTTTAACAATTATGCCAGTTTAACATCACGTCTGGCCGAGTTACAGTCTGGATACAATCTTTGGGTGGCCAAAGACTTCGACGAAGATTGGCAAGTGTATCGTGCAATTCTGGTTAGCACACCAGTTGTCACAATTGAATACAATCTGGATAACAAAGCAAGAGTAATCACACGATTTGATCACGGAATACAAGTAGGTGATATCTTTGCTATTCGCGGCTTGAACTCTAGTTTTGATGGATTCTATCAAGCAGTGTATGTTGAGGATTCAAACACTGTGGTTGTAATTGTAACAGAAGACCAATACAAGTTATTGCTGGCAAATCCAGTTGATGGTGAAGCTGAATTGTTTGTAATGCAAAAATCTCGATACAAAGATATTGCAGACAAAGACAATGATATAACAAAAGAACCTCGAGCTGTTGGCGACTTGGTATGGGTTGACAACGACAATGACAATCGTTGGGCAGTGTACCGCTATATAAGGCGTATACTGGGTAACTTTGTTGGACCAAAAAATTCATGGACAATTGAAAACTCTTCAATCAATGTAAGAGCATCTGGTCTTCCGTATCATAGTTTTGGTAACGCACAAGTTTCTACAACAGCAGTAGAGCAAAATTACAACAGAACGTTTCCTATCAATGGCGGCAGCAACGTTGAAGCAAGTACCCACATGGATATAGGTACCGGATTAATTGGATTTTGGATCAACGGCGTTGCAATAACCAGCCCCGACGCAGGATTGCTAGCACCAGCAGGGTATTTAATAGTTCCAGAATTTAATTACGATCTGATGTATCCTGGACTGCTAGGCCTTAACAAAGATCAAGCTGGCGGCATAATACTAGACAGTCAGATTTACACATACAAAGCGTATACATTTGGCAATGCTTGGTTGTCAGGCGTGGGATCAACCAGTAACACCATGGGCGATCCTGACTCAATATCAACCACTTATATTGGCGGTGTGTTGACTCATCCTGGCGGACACAGCAAGATATTGGGTTATGCCCTTGATGGATATCCAATTTACGGCCCATTTGGATATACCAGTGCCACTGGTACCAATGCTGCCATCAAAAGAATGGTCAGTGGTTACAGATTACGCAATGCTGCATATCGTGCCACCACAGATGCATGCGATCTAGTAACTAGCCCAATGGGCACGTTTATTCAGGATTACGAGTTAAGTGGTCAAGGAGACCTTGATCAATACAACGGTAGATATTGTGTGACACCCGACTACCCTGATGGAACATACGCATATTTTACAACCATTGATGCAAATGGTACTCCTGTATATCCTTATGTAATCGGCCCACAGTTTTACGGTAGCGTGATTACTGAAGTAGCCAACTCTACTGTAGGCGGTAGTGGGCATGCTCCTGTTACATATCGTTCTACGCCAAATTCGTTTGATCCACTAAGTGAGTCGATATCTTGGACTCGATTCTCACACAGGCCAAATGTGGAAACGCAACCGGCTAGCACAGCAGAATCATTTGCCTGGGCGTATAACAATGACAACAATTTAGTGGAATGTAGAACTGATACACAATCCTATACTGGATTTATTTCGTTCCGCAAGTACAGCCGTTACACACATGATGTTATTATGACATCGTCGGCTGTTCAAGGCGGTGCAATGGCACTGATATTGGCATTTGCTATAGATAAAAATGGTAGAGAGCACACATTGTCTGCTATAAGAGCAGGAGGCGCTGTTAACAATACCAAGACTTGGAGTATAGTTTACAACTATCTCAGATCCGACGAATGGGAAGTATACAACGGATCAGAATCTGCACCAGGACCAAACAATTGGAATTCTTTCCCAGCTGGTTCTCGAATTGCAGTTGTTAGAGAAGATGATATTATAACAGCCAGCTGTTCTCAGTTCAACAGCCTTCCAATTGATGAAGCCACATTGTTGACTGTAAATTTAACAACTGATCCTAGATTAGGTGTGTTCCGAGGAGAATCGAACATAGGATATTCTGCTCATGCACAAAAGTTTGCACAATTTAAAAACATCAGGTTCAGAGACCTTGACGCTGAAAATCCAAGTTGGGAGTTTGTCAAAGGACAGTCAGATGTAGTTGACATCACCAGCATATCCAGCATGTATTTGTTTAATAAAAAAACAAAAACCATACTGTCGCGACTTGACTTTTTAGATCCAGTTAAGGGCAAGATTCTTGGCAGTGCCGAAGCAGACATCGATTTCAAAACAGACATTGATCCAGCTCAATACAATGTTGGATCAAATTTGAATTTGAACATCGATGACGAACTGCACTGGGGCGAAAAGCAAGTTGGTAAAATATGGTGGGACACGGACACTGTTCGATATATTGATTACGAACAAAGTGACAACAATTACAGAGTTCAATACTGGGCAGAGATGTTTGAAGGTAGTACCATTGATGTATACGAATGGGTAGCAAGCGATGTATTGCCTTCGCAGCATATAACTCAAGGGCTTGAAGGCACACCTAAGTTTGCCAACGATTCGGCGTTTGTCCAATTGATTTATGTTGACGACATCAGTAAAGAAGTCAGAAACAAATACTACTATTGGGTCAAAGACCGAACAACTACAACACTACCGTCAAAATCACATAGTGCATTTAATATTGCCTATAGAATTGAACAACCTGTGCTGCAAGGTATTCCGTATGCTGCTGTTCTGAGAAACAATGCTGTTGCTCTTTATAATGTTGGTAATTTTTTATCTGGCACTGATACTGCATTGCATATCGAATACCGAGTCAAGGTTACAGAAAATATCACACACAGTGAATATCAATTGTTCCAGCAGGACAATGCAACTGCCATAATGGATCCAAGGATAGAGAACAAGCTGATTGACAGCCTGGTAGGAATGGACGAAAGCGGAGCGTTGGTACCAGATCCAACCTTGCTACCGGGTGATCAAGTTGGTCTATCTAACAAGCCTAGACAAACAATAATTTTGAATCGAAAGAAAGCAATTTCAGATGTGTTGAAATATGTCAACACAATTCTAATCAAACATCCTGTGGCTGGTAGAATTGTCAATAACAAGACAATTTATTCTGATAATTTTTATGCAGCAGATCCTGAGCCACCAGAAGATCGTTACGATTACACAGTTGACACAGAAGAACAAGTAGATTATGTTCCTGAGTTCAGTTCGGGTTCGTTTGAAATTGGCAAACAATACATTATCACAGAAATAATCGACTTTAATTTTACTACAGTGGGCGCCAGCTCCAACACTGTTGGCACAGTATTCACTGCCACTGGCAGTGGTGATTCAAATCTATTGGGGTTTGCGCTACCAAGTCGAGTATATGTTAAAAATGATGAAAATTACACTAACAGATGGACAATATATCGTAAAAACATTACTACCGATGATAATGTACTGATAGAAGTACAAGGGTTCGATACTGCCAACTCATGGGATTTTGCTGACTGGTATGCAGATGGTTACAACAATAAAACTCTGGCTACTCATGTGGTTGACACATTCAATGACATATACAAAATTGATCTCAATGTAGGGGACATTATAAAAGTCAAAGACAGCGGGAACCAATTGTTTGACTTCTATCGTTACGAGGTCAATAACAAATATATATTGGTTGGCAAACAAAACGGAACCATACAAATCAAAGCCGACTTGTGGAATCAAATTGGATTTGATAGATTTGAATACGATACTGATCCTTGGGATTTTAGTTTGTTTAACGAACTCAGGTTTATCCTCAAAGGGCTCAAGCACGATGTGTTTGTCAAGGACCTTGCAGAATTCTACAACAAGGTATTGTTTATTTTGATTGATTTTGTATTGGCAGAACAACAGTACAGTGATTGGATTTTTAAAACCAGTTTCTTATCCATCAAGCACAGAATAAATGCGTTGAAACCGTCTTCGTCGTATGTCAAGAACAGACAAGAATTTTATGAACAGTATGTAAACGAAGTCAAACCGTACAGAACCAAAGTTCGTGAATACAACATGGAGTATCATACCACTGAGCCGTTGCTGTCTACTACATTCACAGATTTTGATTTGCCGTCGTATTATGATCGTACTCTAGGAGTGTTTCGCAGCCCTAACGGCCAATTTCCAGAAAAAGATGCAGATTTGTTAGCCAACAGACCTGAATATCAAGATTGGTACAACAACTACAAATTTGAAGTCGAAAGTGTCGAGATTGCATCTGCAGGTTTTGGTCATATTGAGGCACCTGATGTTTCTATTATTCCGACCGATGCAACTGGCGGTAACACAGCAGTTAGGTCTTTCATTGATCCGTTAACAGGCGGCGTACAAGCATTTGTTGTAGAACAACCGGGTTCTGGATATACAACAACTCCATTGGTTGCTGTAAGCGGTTCGGGTACTACTCAATTGAGTAAATTTGAAACCACACCGCGCAAACAAACCATTGGATCGGTTCGAATCAATAACAACAAAATTAGAAAAATTAAAACTTCTATTAGATTTGATCGAGTGCAATACAGTACTCAAGTAGTTGATTGGCAAGTAAATACTTCTTATCCAACAGGAACATATGTGAGTTACAACGGTAATTCGTATATCAATTCTTCTAATGTTTCTGCCAACAGCAAGTTTATTCGCAGCGATTGGATTCCGCACAACTCTGCAAATTTTAACAATGCAAATGATCGAGTCATGTCTTCGTACAGCCCGACTGTATCAATGATACCAAAAGTACTGTCAAGATTGATGACTGGATTGGATAACCAAATTTTGAATGCCAATACAGCGGTTATACAAGATACTGCGGTAACAGGCGGTGGATTTACTGGAGTTTCAATTCCGGCTGGTAACTTTGTTGCTGGCACCAGGTATATTGTTACCAATGTAGGTACTACAGAATTTACATCAATTGGTGCACACAAGGACGGAGTTGGTGTTATATTTGTAGCCAATGCTGCTGGAACCGGAACAGGTTCTGCAACAATAGCAATTACGTCCAATGCATTCAGCACTGCCAGTGGTTTTAGTCCTGATGCTATTGTAGCACAAGGTGGCACTTTTGTGTCTGACTTGTTTAGTCATGCACCGGAAGAGTTTTTGCCTGGTAGAACATACGACAGTGTTATTGTTACCATAATGGACAACAACGGCATTGGTGCCAAACTGTTTGTTAGCATGAATGACGTGCGTTCAGCAGCTGAAGTTGCGCCAACTTACAAAACTACATTGGTTAATCCGTTGAATCTGACTGATAACACAATTGAAGTAGCTGACGCTAGCAATTTGCCAGTGCCCAATGTATTCGCTATTACTCCAGGTATTATTCACATAAACGGTGAAAGAATTGAATATTACACCTTGGTTGGTACCACACTGGGACAATTGAGAAGAGGTGTAGGAGGAACTTCAGTTCCGTTGCTGCATCCAATGGGCACATTAGTAGAGGCCGCATCTGTGCCAGCAACAGGATACATACAACTTGGAAATACCTAAAAAATATGATGATAAATAATGATAAAGAGCCACAAGAGCAATCAGCTGACGATTCAAAGATACCCGACGAACAGCCGGGTATCTTTGTTCAAAGTTTTTTAAAGATCTTTGATCCAGAGTCTGGTGAAATTATTGCTCAAGGTAGAGATTAAAAAATTATAAAAGGGCAGAAATGCATACACACGAATCAATACAACCAACAGTATTAGGAATGATCAAGATTACTGATGTAACTGATCGCGACAATCCCGTATTGTTGATTGATAAAAAGAATGCAATACATTTTGAAAATATAAGTGAAGCTATGGCTCAAAGTCTAGCCAATAAAAAGACAGCTTTTATTAGTGAAATGCACTTTGGCAACGGCGGAACCAACGTGGATCCTACTGGTATCATCAATTATTTGCCACCCAATGTCAACACACAAAATGCTGATTTATACAATCCTACATTCTATAAAACAGTAGACAACAATGACGACACCAATACTGATCCAATCAGAAACAAAATGGAAGTTCGACATGTGCCTGGTACTGTTTACACTGACATATTGGTAACCTGTTTGCTCGATTACGGCGAACCAGCTGGTCAGCAGGCATTTGATAACAGTCCATTTACTGAAGACACATTTGTGTTTGATGAGCTAGGACTCAAGGGTTGGAGTTCAGCAGGCCCAGGGACAGGTAAATTGTTGACTCACGTTATTTTTCATCCAGTACAAAAGAGCTTGAACAGATTGATTCAAATTGAATATACGGTAAGAATACAAAGCTTGACCAACCTGACTGGTACTGCATAAACTGTGCTAGAAAAAGGGTAAATACATATAATTCGGAGTTAAAGTTAAATGGCATATAATATAAGTTTGTCGAATGGTGATGTGTTAGCAATAGTCGATGACGGCACTGCTGACATAAGTTCTGCCAGTATTGCTTTGGTGGGCAAGAATTTTTCAGGATATGGACAGTATCTGAATGAAAACTTTATACATCTGACAGAAAATTTTGCTGGCGAAACTGCTCCAGCAAATCAATTGGTTGGGCAACTTTGGTACGATGTAACCAATGGCGAACTAAAAGTTTGGAATTCCACACAATGGA